GCAACCCGCAAACAACGGCGACAACCCCGCGGCCCCCGCCAGCCGCATCACCCCCACCTCCGCCTCGCGCGTCCCCTCGGCCGCGTTTGAGTCGGTCCACGCGCTCGCCCGCGCCGTCGACGCCTACGCCGCCACGCTCCTGCCGACGCAGGCCGAGTGCCCCGAGTATCGCGCCGTCATCAGCGCCGCCCACGCCGTCGGCGAGGACTTGCGCGAGTCCTTTGTCCGCGCGCTGGACGGCGTCGCATCCGCCGTCGACGCCGCCCGCGACGACCTTGACGCCGCCCGCGAGCGCTTGGAAAACGCGATACGCGCCCAACGCGAGACGCGCCTCGCCATCCGTCGCGCCGAGCGCGAGGGGGCCGTCCCCGCCCTCGGCGCCCTCGGCGATAATAACACGCGGCGCTGGCACCCCGTCGACGGGTGGCAGGACGGGAATGAAGCGCCCGAGGTCAATTCCCCCATGGCGCTGGACGCGGCGCTCGCCGACGCCGAGGCGTTTGCGGGCGGTGACGTCGCCTCCCGCGAGGTGTCGCGCGCCGCGGCGCTTGCCATGGACGGCGAGGATGACCGCGGCGCCTGACCCCCGCCCGTTATGCGCCTGATACGGCCCCGCCCCCAAGGCGGGGCTTTTTTGTGCCCGATTGGAAAACCGCCCCTTTTGCCCGTTTTAGCCCGTTATGCCGTTGGCGCCAACGGCGCAGGAAGCCCGTGGCGGGCTTTTGACGGGCGGACCTGACCCCTACCACCCCCCAATCCGCGAACGGCCCCGAGCGCCTGCGCCGCGGGCCCGCGCCTGCCCGTCCCCGTCGGCGCCCGCCCTGACAATCGGGCAAGCCCCGCCCACCCCCCGACGGCCAGCGCCCGACCCCGCGGCGCCGAGCGCCGCGCCTACCCCGCCGCCCACCCCCGCGCCGCCCACGGCGCCGAGCGCCTGACCGCCCGAGCGCACCCCCTGGGGATAGGCCCCGAAAGTGGGCCCCGAAATTAGGCGCCACTTCCCGCTTGCCTTTAAGGGCCCGCGCGCCACGTTCGGAGGTCCTATGCCTCCCGCATCCTCGGCTCCCATCCTCGCGGCCTCGCCCTCCGCTCTCACCAACGCGCGCCTAATTGACGCGCTCAAATCGGAGGCGGCGCTTGACCGCATCCGCCTCGCATGCGGTCCCGTCGACGCCGCCGTGAGCGCCGCGACGTCGGCCCTCCGCATCACGCTCGCCGCCAAGCCGCGCACCGCCAAGGTCCGCGCCGCACACGCGGCCGCGCGGGACGCGCTGGACGCCGCCGAGGCAACGGCCGACGCGACGGCCGCGGCCATGGACCGCGACGGCGCCGACACCGCCGCCAAGGTCGCGCTCGGCGCGCTCGCCCGCGCCCTTTACGCGGACCGCCTCATCGCGCTCGCCGACGGCGTCCTGTGGACGGGCTCGGGCTACGCCGTCGCGCTGGCCAACGCCGCCATGGACCTCTCCGCCTCTCCGGTGGTCCGCGAGGTTCACGTCCCCACGCTCGGCGCTGACGGCCTGCCCCTCGCGCACGTCGTCGTCGACTCGGCCTTTCACACAGGCGAACCCTACGCGCTGACAATCGTCGCGCGCACCGCCTCGCGTTCGACGTTCGACGCCTACCGCGTCTACGTCCCCGAGCCCGTCGCCTACGGCGCCGACGCGGGCAAGCGCCGCGAGGTTGAATTGAACCTCACCGCCACGCGCCTCACCGCGCAGGACGCCGCGGCGCTCGCCGAGGCCGCGAACGTCGCCGCGTCGGTATGCGCCGTTGTCGCGCGCTACTGCGCCGCCTACCCCGAGCGGACCGCGATGCAGGACGCCGAGGCGCTCATGGCCTCGGGCGGCACGTGGACCACCCCCGACCTCGGCGCGGTCTACTGCGGGCCCGACCCCCGCACCCTGCGCGACTGATACGCGGGCAAGCCCCGCCCAATCCAGCCCCCGACCTCGGGGGCTTTTTTGTGCCCGCCCGTTATGCCCACGCGCTCGCCCGCTGGCGCCCGTTAGCCCGTCCGCCTGATACTCGGGCAAGCCCCGCCGCGATACCCCCCGCCACGCCCCGCGCAGGCCCCCGCGTCCCCACCCCTCGGCGCGATACCGCAGGGGACCCGTCCCCCCACCCGTTGCACCCGCCAAGAAAGGCCCGCCACGCCCTTGGCGCCCCCTACCCCCGCCTACCCCCTGACCCCACCCCCAAAGGGCGCCTGCGGGCCTGCGCGGGGCTCGGCCCTGACCCCGACCTGACCCCCTACCCCCACCCCCTGACCCCCTCCGCCCCACCCACACCCCACCCCCGCGGGGGGGGTCGGTTAGCGCTCGGGGGGGCCTCCTGCCGAACGGGTCCACCCCCAGAACTGTTTTAGTTGGAAAACACCAGACGAGGACCCTACTGCATCGAAGAACCAAGCGAGCGAAGCGAGCAGGGAGGGGAGTTATTAGAGGGGAGGGTGGCAGATACTGTCAAGGAGGGGTTTTGAGGCATCAACTGGTATTAGCCGTCCTGATGACCCTGCTTATATTTTCTAATAGGGCTAAAGCCCCTTGACGTGTGTGCGGGTCTTGGCAAACTGTCAGCCATGGCCTCATACAAGGACCGCAAAGTTACTCTTAATAAGCCGTTTAGGACTCCTGACGGGCCTAAGAAGTCTGCGGTTTATGTGAAGGCTCCGAATGGTAACGTGGTCATTGTGCGCTTTGGGGACCCGAACATGAGCATCAAGAAGGACATTCCTGCGCGTAGGGCTTCTTTCAGGGCTCGGCACAACTGCGCTACCGCAAAGGATAAAACAACCCCTCGGTATTGGTCTTGTAAGGCTTGGTAGTTGAGCGCTTGACGTCGCGGCAGGTCTTGGCAAACTGTCAGGTATAACGGCTCCTGCCTCTGGGTAACTACGCGGGAGTCATTCTGTTCTTAGCGCCTTGGTAGTTCAATGGTAGAACCCCTGTTTTGTAAACAGGCTGTTGTCGGTTCAACTCCGACCTGAGGCCCCATTTGAGTCAGCCAGATTATGTGTGTCGAATAGGCATGTGTCCAATGTTGTTGTTGTGTCTGGCTGACTCTCCCCTTTTCCGTGGACCCTAACGAAACAAATGATGATGATGAAGATGACATGAGCATGCAGGAACTTATGTGGCTTTGAAGTTTCTGTATGGGGGCCTTTTTTAGCCATTGCATTTAGGGTCCTTTTCCAGATGGTGATAGGACCATGACCGACAAGGAACTGTGCGAGAAACTGGGTTTTAGCCGCGAGGCCCTTAAAGACATTCGTAAGAAGTATCAGGAAGGGGCCGATTTTGTAAGAGTGCCCAGTAAGCGCCCGCAGAAGATGTGGGAGGTCCAATGGACCGACGTTGGCTACGAGAAACTTATGACGGACATGGGCTTTAAGGCCGAAGAAACCAAGGCCGTAAAAGAAGAACCTATTTTCAGCGCTACGGGTAAGATGATTGGAAAGTTCAACAATAAGAGGCTTATTCAATGCGAGGTAGATGGTAAACCGCAGATAGTCCTTGTCCGAGACAGCGACTACTTTGTTGTTGGTATGGAAGTTCCTCTGCGCCGTGATGGAGATAGACTGGTTGCCTCCCGTCATCCGCGCAAACCCGGCCGTTGGTGATTGACCGCCTGAAAAACTGTCAGTAAATTAACCGCCACTTTTAAGCGTGAGTTTTACCCCGACACCTCACCCTGTGCTGGTTGCCCCATCACTTGACGACATTCGACGAATGACGGAAAAGTATGGCTCAGAGAAAGTGGCGCAGTTACTGACCTTGCGCGAGGACAAGATACTCGCAGAAAAACTTGACCCTTATCGTCATGGTTTTGACCTTCCGCATTGGGGAGAGGCCGACTCTTTACTTAAAGATAACGCCGAACTTTTAGTTCTTGGTGGCAATCGAGCGTCTAAGACTGAATGGGCCGCTAAACGCATTGTTCAAACCCTTATTAACATCCCAGAGGCGCGCGTATGGTGCCTGCACACTACCAACAAATCGTCGATTGAGATGCAACAGAACGTCATCTACAAGTATCTGCCGTCTGAATTTAAGGAACTGCGGAAAAACAAGGTGACTAACGTCCAGTATACCCAAAAAAACGGCTTTTCTGACGGAACGTTCATCTTGCCCAACAAAAGCCAATGCTTCTTTATGAACTATGCGCAAAAACGCGAAGTTATTGAGGGTGGCGAGGTTGACCTTATCTGGTGCGACGAACTTGTGCCATTAGACTGGGTTGAGACGCTTCGCTATCGTATCGTGACTCGATTGGGCAAGTTAATGGTTACTTTTACCCCCGTCCACGGGTATAGCCCTGTCGTCAAGGAATACGTTTCTGGATGCAAATTTACCGAGTTTAAGGACGCCGAACTTCTTGGTTCTGGGGTCCATGTTGCTGGTGCCCCCGCGGGCAAGATGCCTTACAAGGCAAGATGCCATGGTCGTAGCGCGGCAATTATGTGGTTTCATTCGCAGTTAAACCCATACAACCCTTTTGAGCAGTTAAAGAAGATACTGGCTGGCAAGAAGCCGTATGAAACGCGTATTCGCGCCTACGGCTGGGCTGACAACGTGTCTGGTAATCAATTCCCTCGCTTTACCGATGCCAACATCATCCCGTCGAAAGACGTCCCCAAAGAAGGAACTAACTATATGGTCTGCGACCCAGCAGGAGCCCGAAACTGGTTCATGCTGTGGTTGCGAGTCACAGAAACAGGGGAAATGTATGTCTACCGAGAATGGCCTGATTTGTCGGAAGGTGAATGGGCAATGCCAGACTCATCCGCTGATGGTCGAGTTGGTTCAGCGCAGAGGAACAACTGTGCCCGCTCGATTGACGACTACAAGAGCCTCATTCGCGAAATGGAAGGCGACGAGGAAATCTGCGAAAGGTTCATTGACCCCAGAGCAGGCGGCTCAAAAGCAAGCATGGACGAAGGTGGTATCTCTCTTATCGAGATGCTTGATGGTGGTGATGCCCCCATGCACTTTCGTCCTGCGGCGGGTATCCGCATTGAGCAAGGTGTGGCGATGATTAACGATGGCTTCGCCTATGACCACAATCAGCCTCTTACTGCTATCAATCATCCTAAACTTTACGTCTCCGAAGATTGCCAGAACCTAATCTACTGCCTTCGGGAGTGGACTGGCAAAGATGGCGATAAGGGAGCCACTAAGGACCCTATCGACTGTTTGCGCTATCTTATGGTTATGGACCCCGAGTATCAGGGCAATAACTCAATGCGCTCTTGGGGCGGCGGCTCTTACTAACATGCTCAAACCTCCATCACTATTGACTCGGACACAGGCCATGCAACTTACGGGCATGGGACGAAAGACTCTTGAGAAACTTGCCGACCAAGGCAAAGTCAGGGCCATTCGCACCGACGGCAATCACCGCCGCTATCACCGAGACGACTTTATCAACCTGAACCTTAAAAATGAAAAATCCAAGTAACAACCAAGACCAGTTCGTGTATTCGACGGGCAAGCCCGACGTCGGATACCTATTCAGCGAGTTTCAGCGCTCCCTGAACCATGGCTCTAACAACTCGCGCATCGTCAATAACGACAACATTCGTCTTGCTCGATGGGAGGGCCAGACTGAGGACGGCAAGAAACATAGCGACGTGCGCCCTGACGGCGACCCCGCCTTCCCGTTTGAAGGCGCCTCTGATGTGCGCGTTCGTATGGTCGATAGCACAATCAACGAGATTGTAGCCAACCTGATGACTACTTTTGACCGCTGTAACGTTCGCATCAACGGAACGGAAATCAACGACAATGGTCCCGCGGCTGGCGGAAACATCCTGATGAACTGGCTGATGAACAAGGTTCGTCCTGAACTTCGCAACGAAGCCGAACTGCTTGCTAACTACACCCAGCAGTATGGTTGGTCTGCCCTGCATGTGTTCTGGGAACAGGAAATGGGAACGCGCTTTCAGACTGTTCGTATCGACGAAATCAAAGCGCTTTCTGAGCAAGCCGCACAACAGGACCCAACATCTCCTTTAGCCAAACTTGCCGAAGCAGTAATGGACCCTGCGCAAGAAGATTTTGCGGTAGACCTTGCAACCATGTATCTGAAGCAGATGGCTGTAAAAGACCTCAAGAAAGCCATTCGTAGCCTTCGCGAAGAAGGAGTGGCTAACATCCCTGAGCAGTATGTAGCAAAGAACCTTCCTTGCGCGGTGGCCCTTAAGCCGTTTGACGAGATTTCTTTCCCGCCTGAAACCATCGACCTTCAGCGCGCGCGCGTAGTATTCCGACGAACATTCATGACAGAACTTGAATTGCATGAAATGGCTAAAAGCGATGGATGGGACAAGGACTTCATTGAAGAAGCGGTCAAAACCGCTGGTATGCTCAATTCGTTCAACGACCCAAACATTCTGCCTTCTGCTTCGCTTCTTAACTACCAGATTAACCGCAACGACAACCTTATCGAGATTGTCTACTCTTACACGCGGCTTCTGGATGAAGATGGCGTTGCTGGCATCTATCAGACTGTCTTTTGCCCCATTGCTGGAACCGAACTTTGCGCTAAACACGAACTTCTTGGATATGCCCATGGCAAGTATCCATTTGTAGTCTATCGTCGCGAACGCACCCGCCGCGCTATCATGGATTGCCGCGGTGTTCCTGAAATCTCTGCCAGCGACCAGTTGGAAATCAAGGCGCAGAAAGACTCTATTCGTGACCGCACAGCATTTGTCACCATGCCCCCCGTCATGGTCAAGAAACGCCTTGGCGGACTTAACAAGGTGGCTCCGGGGGTTCACCTGCCTGTAACGTCTCCTGACGACTATCGTTTCATGCCTCCTCCTGCTGGAGAAACTGGAACTGCGTTCAACCTGATGGACCGCGTTGAAATGCAAAACGCCGCATACTTTGGCCTCACGCATCCTAACATCCCTCCAACCAAGACACAAGTCACTCAACAAAACATGGTCAACAACTGGTTGTCTGCTTGGAGCGAAACGTTTGGCATGACGTTCTCTCTTACGCTTCAATACATGGAGCCAACCGAGGTTGAGCGCATCTGCGGCATGCAGTTACCCCAGAACGCCTCCGAAATCTCGTCCATGTTTGACTTCCATGTGAAGTATGATGTTCGCGACATTGACTCGGCCTATGTCATTGAAAAGTTAAAGGCTATCACTCAGTTTGTCCTGCCGCTTGACGGCGGCGGCATTATTGACCGCAACAAGTTGGTCAAAGCGGCCGTTGAGGCTATTGACCCAGACAAGGCCAAGGAACTCATTATGCCTGCTGGCTCTGCCAGCCAGAAGGTCTATAAAGACATTCAAAGCGACGTTGGCCTAATGATGCTTGGCAACGAGGCTCAATACGTTGAAAACGACCCTGCCGCTAACGCTAAGTTGCAGTATCTTCAGGACATTATGGGCAAGAACCAGAAGGCTCAGGGCATGATGAACCAAGACCCGCACTTCCGCGCGCTGGTCGAGAACTACATCAAAAACCTACAAATGAGCGTCACTCAAGAACAAAACAAGCAGATTGGCCGAACTGGGGTGTCCCCCGTAGGCCAGCAGGCTGGAAACTCTATGCAGTCTCAAATCGACCAAGCCAATGCCGCAGGACCTACCCAATAACATTATCCGAGGGTTTTCCTTCGACAGTAAGAATGAGTTATGGACGGCATTACATATCCTTATCGACGCCTCGATTGAGTCGGAGGTTGCCGCGGCTATCTCCAAGGAAAACAAGGGGGAAGATAGGGCTTGGTATGCGGGCCGCGCGGAAGCGCTGGTTACGTTCAAGACTATCCTTATCGAAACCCGCAATCAGGTCCTTGACCATGAAGGTCGCCCACCAGAGGTTCGCAATCCATCCGAAAATGGAACCCAATCCTAACTGGGATTGCATAACCCATTGTTGGGCCCATTTTTTAGCCAAGGTTCTGGGACCTAAAAACCCTGCATAAAAAGACTTACGACCTAATCGTATGACCGATACCAACAAAGCCGCTCCTGAACAGGCTCAAAACGTTCCTGAAAAACCCAAGTTCGATGGGTTTACAGTAGACCAAATCGCTGAACAATTCAGCAAATCTTTTCTGAGCGAACCCGAAAAGACGGACGCCGAGGGGTCCGAGATACAGCCTGAGGAAGAAACATCCGTTGACGCGACGGATGAAAGTGAACAAGAGGTTCTTTCACAGAACGAAACCGAGGAAACCACCGAGGAAACGTCCGACGACACCGAAGAAGCCCCTAAGGCTGACGAGGAAAAGGACGAAACCGAGCGTGGCCTCTCCAAAGGTGTTAAGAAACGTATCGACACCCTTACGGCTAAGCGCCGTGAGGCTGAAGCCGAGGTAGAACGACTCAAGTCGGAAATGGAGACTCTGCGGCAGGAGGCTTCTCAGAAGCCAGTCCAGAACCATTCCACCGAGAACCCCTATTTCCATCTGTCGACCCCTGAACTTGTCTTGAAAGAGATGGAACAGGCCAAGCAGATTAGGCGCTGGTGCGAACTTAACCCTGACGGAGCAACAGTAAGAGGTAAGGACGGAAACGAAACTGACTATTCCGCCGAGGAAGTCCGAAACATCAAAATCAAGGCCATGGACGCCATGGAAGAACACCTGCCTAAACAGCACCAGTATCTTCAACAGGCGTCACACATGGACCAGATTGCGAATAAGGAGTATCCATGGTGGAAGGATAAATCTTCAAAGGAGCATGGGCTTGCCCAAAAGTTCCTTCAGGTTTTTCCTGAAATCAGACGTTTCCCTGACTACAAAATTGTAGTTGGAGACTATCTGCGTGGCATCAAAACCCGCGAACAGTCTGTTAAGAACACGACGCCCCAGCGCGCTCCTGTTCAGCCCCGACCAAGTGCTACCCCTTCTTCTCGTCCTGAAAAGGATATGAAGTCGGCAGATGCAAAGGCTCGTTTCCATAAGTCGACTTCGCGTGATGACCTTGCGGACATAATCGCATCAAAGTTCCTATAACCTACTAATCCTACTCAGATACTACCATGGCTCTACTCACAGAACCCGGCTTCTCCAGCGGCAAACGCGAAGAACTTGCCGACCTCATCGCTCTCGTCGACGCTAAGGATACTCCTTTTACGTCGATGGCCAAGAAGGGCTCCAAACCCGGAAACACCCAGTTCCGCTGGCAGGCTGATAGCCTTCCCGCCGCTAAGACTACTGGCTCGGTTGACGGAACGGACGTCTCGGCCTTCGAGAATTACACCAAGGACGGCGGCACTACCTATCGCGTCGAACTTTCTAACTACATTCAGGTTTTCCGCCGCGCCGTTCGCGTGTCTCCTCTCACGGAGTCCGTTGCTACTGTCGCTGGTGTGAAGTCTGAACTCGCTAACCAGATTGCCAAGGGCGTTCAGGGCATCAAGCGCGACATGGAAGCCACCATGTGTTCTAACAATGGCGCACAGTTGGATGCTGGCGGTTCTACGCCGTATCTTACTCGCGGCCTGAACAAGTGGCTCCAGCCTTCGGCCAGCAAGGACGCAACCCTCGCTGTTCCTGACGCGTTCTGCACCCCGACTGCTAACCGCTCGACTGCCACTACGGCTACTCTGACGGAAACTGTCGTTCAGAACGTCCTGACTGGTATCTACTCCCAGACTGGCCAGTATCGCGACTACGATGCTCTTGTTGGCACCGCTCTCAAGCGCGCCTTCACGAACCTCGTATTCACATCCTCGTCCACGACTAACGCCAGCACCAACACCTTCACACAGCAGGCTGTTCGGACGCTGACCCGCGAGTCAAAGGAAACGGCCTACATCTCGTCCATTGACGTTTTTGAGGGCGACTTCGGCAAAATCCGCCTTCACCCGTCGCACTTCCTGAACTTCTCGGCTGGTGCTGGCGACGTGAACAAGGGTTACGTCATTCCGTTCGACCAAGTCGAAATCCGTTACGGCGGCAACGTCGCATCGGTGACGAACCTGCCTAACAGCGGCGGTGGCGAGTCTCGCCTCATCGAAGCGGTTGCTGGCCTCTGCGTCTACAACCCGCTGGCCTTCGGCGTGTTCGACTTCGCTTCCTAATCGGGAGAATGTCGGACTTCGTTCAAAGTCTGGCTGACGTCATTCCCTCCCACCTCCGAAACGAGGTGGAGAGGGAACTTCGTCTGGGCTTTCATGCGAACAGAGTCAAAGCATCTGCCGACGCACAGCAGATTGCCGTTTTTCACAATGCCAACGAAGCGAAAGCAATCGAAGGCGTAGGACAGAAAATCGGGTCTATTCCTGCCGATGCCTATCACTACTGGGGCCAACGCCTTGGATACGAGTGCTGGGACGATAAGCAGTTTATGACCGAGTTCTTCCACCAAAACCCCGAGACTGCCGTCCGTAACCGCGTGAAGCGGACGACAGTCAATGGGGCCATTTTCTCGGCCTCTGGCCACTTGATGACATGAGGACTACTGACTTCTCTACTGTCCTTTTTGAAGGGCTACAATACGCTGGTCAGGACCGCCATAACATCCGTTCTGAGACTTTCTCCCAGTTCCGCGACTTCTGCTCTGCGCGCATGCGTAGCGTCTGGGAACTCCAGAACTGGCCAGAAGTCGTCCGTCTTGTAGCGTTTACTTCTACGACTGACCCCGTTACAAGCGTCCCTTACTTTACTCCTGTTTCCAGCGAAGGAATTGGTGAAATCCTTGGAGTTTTTAACCTTAATCCTCAACAGACGACAAAGGCCATGTCTGTTGGTTTTGAACTTTCTGATGATGGCATTAACGCTCCACGCGTAGTCATTGGACAGAAACTGCTTGAAAGCGGTTGGTATCGTTTCCGTATTCAGTTTACGCCGTTGTTTGGCGACCTATACTTGTCGACCATTCCCTACTATGTTGGCGCACAGGCATACTTTGATACAGGTTCTAATACTGGCGCTTATATGCCTATTGCTGGACGTCCTCATAGTGGCAACTTCTACACCTGTCTTGTTAATGCCAATGCCGGAGAAAGTCCTGCTACCGCCCCTTCAAAGTGGAAGAAAGTCTCAATTCCATACATTTTTGGCCCCTACATGTCATGGGGTTCTGCCGCAGACTGGATGGTTTCTGAAGGAAACGTTGAAGGCGCCGCTGTTCTTGAACAGAAATCTAACATTGTCCTCGACCTTGAACTCGACAAGTTGTTGCGTCAACAGGGTCAGTTCGACAAAATCAACATGACAAACACTTACTAATACAATGGCTAACATCTCATTTTCTTCTCCTTTTATCCGTGGGTTTACCCATGCTGACGTTACAGTTGGCACATCTGCCTCTACCGCCCTTGTGGTTGCCCCCAGCCCCGAAAGACGAGTTAGCGTCATTATCCAGAACCAACACGCTACGGCTGTTCTGACTGTTATCTTTGCCGCTACTGGGTCTACTGGCCTAAAGGTTAAGGCTGGCGAAAGCATCAGCCTTGATAACTACAACGGCATTGTGCGTTGTGTTTCTGATACTGCCTCTACTCCTGTTCATATCGCCTACGCCACAGCCTAATGGGGGTTGACCTACATAGGATAGGCACAGGCATCTCGTCTGGCAGAAGCCGTAATGGGTTCGGGAACATCGTGTCGTTTCCCAGCGTGTCGTTCCCTGCGTATGGCACTTATAACAGCGCCTTAACTGGTGTTGATTATCTGGCTGGTTCATATTCCGTTGTTCAATATGTTACCTATTACTCTCAGACTGCTGACTACATCGTAAAGAATGACGGGGCTGGTGGCACATACACAGATTACGCCACGGCTTCTAATGTCCAGTATAAGACTGGTAATTTTCTTTATACAACTAACGAAACTCACGATGGAAGTAATGTAACGCTTCCCTACGGATTAGGCACTTTCCCTACTCAGCAGTTTGCTGGTTATGACTATACTTGGAATGGTAGTGGTGGATATGTCCAATACGATTATTCTGCACTTACGACATATTCTGGTCAGATTGGTGCAAATGATTATGTGAACACCCAAAGTATGGCTGGTGGTTATTATGTTAATGTTGCTGGTTCTAATTACCTAAATGGCAAATATACATACTATTATATTGCCTATCCCGGTGTTTATTATGGATACGATAATGCAGGTAGTTACAATTCCTACGGCTCTTACATTACTTACGATGGCACTTATAGTTATTACTGGGACGGAACGGGAGGATACTATTACTACTAATCTTTATGGCTACTGAAACTATCATTCCTTCTGGCTGGGTTGCCTTTGTTAAAGACAAAGAGTGCCTTGGCTACCAAGAGTTCAAGACTGGCGGCAAGTATGTCGGTGACCTTACCCTCATTGACAAGCCTACCGAGGCTGAACTGAAGGCTGAACTCAAGCGTCTTAAAATCTCTCTACCTGTATGATTACTCTTATCCTTGCTTCTGTTACTTTTCTTGGCGGAGTCTATGTCGGCGCCCGCTGGTCTGAAAAGTTGCGCGAAGTCTACAAGTCTATTGTGGGTTAGCCTATGCCTCTCCAGCCTGCACTTGCTGGA